AATATACTCGTTAAAATGATAGTAACAACTATTTTCCACATTTTTGTTTACTGTATGTGGATATTTTTTTAATTATGCGGAAGAAACCTCGGGTTCGCCCTCCTCCTCTGACTCCTTGATGGCTCCGTTAGTAGAAGTCTCATCCTCGTGCTTCTTACGTCGCTCCTCAATCTCCTTCGCGACAATCTGGTCAGCTTCCCTCACAAGTTCCTCCATTTGAGCATCGGGCTTCTCCTTCTTGAGACGCTCAATGATATCAGCTGGGTGGCTGAGAGGTGCTTCATCTGGTTTAGTATAAAACTTAGAGTTCTCATCACCTGGTTTGAGGAAACTCTTGGACTCCATCATATCCCTCTTACGCTCGTTAAACATGCGAGTAGCCTCAGATTGATTTTCCTTGTAACCAGTCATGATCTCCTCAAGCTTCTCGTTAGTGTAGTGTACATCCTCAATCTTCGTGGGATCGGGAGGGATGAGAAGCCACTTGTACATGTCAACGACATAGATATCAAAGGTACTGTCCTCCTTCTGAAGACGCTTCGCGTGGGAGGCAGCTTCATCACGAGAGGCGAAAGCGCCGCGAATCTTGATACCAAACTTATCATTCTTCTGGGGAGCCTCGGGTCCTACGACGGAAAGGCATGCATAGAGCTGTCCGGGGACGGTAGTGTAATCCTGCTCGAGAGACATATTATATACTATACAGTGTCCAAAACTTTAAGCCAGCTTAAAAGAATTATGTCAATAAATAATAATGAGAACTTTTTGGGATAAACAACCGGTTCCACAAGAAGGTGTCAACTACAAAAAGGGGCGAGAGATTGAAAAGGATAAGAAGATTGTGACAGAACCCATAAAGCTTCCCGATGGATTTTCATGGAAAGTGTGTTCCGTTGAAGAAGCCCACCCACTTCTTACTCATTATTATTTAGCGAATGAGAGTAATATTCTCAGGTATTCTCTAGAAACCCTGAAGTGGGCAGCCGAGTCACAAGGTTACGAAAATAGGGGTATTGTTCATGATGAGACACAAGAACTCATTGGGTTCATCTCCAGTGTTCCAAACAAGGTGCGTGTTTGTGAAGACATACTAAACATGGTTCAGATCAATTTTCTTTGTGTCTGTGATGATTTCAGAACTATGGGTTTTGCACCACTTTTGATAGGTGAGATGAAACGAATCGCTAATACGAAGGGTGTATGGCAGGCTGTATACACTGCTGTGACTAAAATACCAACACCCCTTGTGAAATCAACATATTGGCATCGCATCCTCAATGTTAAGAAACTTTCGGATATCGGATTCTACAAGGTTGCAAACAAAACTAAACAGAAGTATCTTGAAGTTCGTGGTACTTCTCAATTTAGGAAAATGCACATAGGCGACATCCCGAGGGTCACCAAGATATTACAAAATCATTTCAAAAAGTTTAAGATTGCTCCAGTGATTGACAAAACGTGGGTAAAGCATTGGATACTTCCCGCCAACTCATACATAAATGATTCAGATGATACCTTCATTTCATTCTATGACATACCGAATGAACGGAAAGATGGCACGTCTATAATTTATCAGGCGTATTCATTCTACATAGTCGGTGACGTGTTCAATGATGCATTCCTCATCGCCAAAAATTTGGGTTACGATTTGTTTACTACTTTAGATATTGGTAAGGATGTACCAAATCTAGAGAAGCAGAAGTTTCTTCCAGGAAGTTCTAGTGTTCATTATTACTTGTTTAATTGGTTACCTTCATCCACGATTTCACTGGAAGATGTGGAAGTCAAGTTACCTTGAGACTCTAATCTACTCTTAATAAGTTTTACATATTCTTCATTTATCTCAACACCCACAAAAGGGAGTCCAAGTTTCTTAGCAGCTACACATTCACTTCCAGATCCCGCGAATGGAACAAGAACAAACCCATTCTCTGGATCTTGTTTGCAAGACTTTAGGAGTTTCTCACATAATTCCAAGGGTTTTTGGGTTGGGTGATCCACCCTTTCACCTTTACCACCACCACCTGCTAATGTGGAAATTTTGATGACATCCCGAGGTAGAGCACCCGCGGGGTGTGCCGTGTATGTAGTCGTCGTTTCACCATTTGAGTACCTACCCTTTGTAGCTGGTCTTTTCTTACCCGCTGCACCCTTTACAAATCCATCTGTGTAGGGCTCCCGTACATCATCTCGGTGAAACACTTTGTCATTCTTCCAAAGAACGATGATACTCTCATGGGACCTCTGCCAGAAGTTGAGTTTGGGAACAGTCTTATTTGTGTAATGCCACACAAGCCATCGCCGGTTTACATTTTGAGGGATACGGGCAAGAATGAGAGCTAAGATTTCACTGAATCCATATATGAACATAGTTCCGTCCTTTCTCAGAACTCGGAGGCACCCCTCAATCCATTCATCACACCATGGAAGATACTCATCCATCGGTTGTTTATCACTTTTATTTCCAAAGTCTTTCCCAATATTATATGGAGGATCAGCGATGACAATTTGAGCACTTTCGTCATCTAGAGTCCTAAGTACTTTCAAAATGTCATCATTTATAATCTTCTCCATTGTAAATCATTTGTCTTAAAGTTTTAAGTGTATTTGAATACATGAAGGAATCACTCGTCGAGGTTTCTACGTGGATCAATAATTTATGTCATGTTCACCTCCATATAGGAGTTCAGCCGACACTTGAATCTTTTTTATGGAATGAAACGAACATGAATAAATTGGTTATGATGATTAAGAAAAATGTTAAAACATATCATACCATCTTACGTCAACCTATCACTGGTACTATTTGGGAAGAGATTTTGGCGAATTCATTTAGTGACATTGGTTACGCCACGTCATGGAAGCCGGATAACTCTCATAAAATTGGCGAAGATATGAGAATTCTAGACTTCACCGACTCTCGTATTTCTTGTAAATCAGGAGTTCGTAAAAATAATCGGTCCCACAATTTAGGACCATGTGTGGAATTCAGTGGCTCCCGTACAACAAGTTTTAAAACTTTGGAAGAAAAATTAGAACATTTAAGTAAAAGTCATTATGATTATCAAATCATGTTATCAAAAAACGCTAGGTTTGATGGGAAATACAAACTTATTATTATCCACCCAGATATGTATAACGTCAAAGACTTGGAATGGGAATCTAATAAAAACGGTAACCCCAGTGATTATGTGAGTAAAGTTGGCGGTCCTTTCATGGCTAAAATAACCGGTTCAATGAGTGGACAATTGTGGGTAACGGTACCCCTCAAAAGAGTTAGTCATATGTTTGATATCCAAACCTAAGTAAAAGAAATGAATATCAAAAAATATAAGATGGAGGAAATCCGAAAAAACCATAACAATGCCAAGAGGGATCTGATCCAATCTGTCACTAGAGATGGAGATCAGATCCTAGACGTTGGTTGTGGGTTTGGTGGGGATCTACAGAAATGGCACAAGTGTGGGGCAAATATGAGTATGTGTGATCCGGAACCAGAAGCTCTCGTGGAGGCCAAGTCACGCGCTAAAAATATGCATATGAGGGTGAACTTCTATGAGGGTGACATTCACAAATGTCCCAATAGGAAGTATGATATCCTATGCTACAACTTTTCACTTCATTACATTTTCCAAACGAAGGAAAAGTTTTTCACATCAATTAGAGAAATCAAAAAGAGAATGAAACCTGGTGCGCGTCTCATTGGGATCATTCCAGATTCTGAGAAGATTGTGTTTAGAACACCCCTCAATGATGATATGGGTAATTTCTTCCTAATGAAGGACCACGGAAATGGAGGTTTTGGTGAGAAGTTGTTTGTAAACCTGGTGGACACACCTTTCTATGCAGACGGACCACGTGCAGAGCCGGTTGCGTACAAAGACCTCCTCGTAACGCATCTGGAAGAGTTGGGATTTAAATTAGAGTTGTGGGAGGGTTTGACGGGTAACCCAATTTCAGAACTGTATAGTAAATTTATATTTGTATATAAGAGATGATCACGTTACTTATACTCTTCATTATCAATGCGTATATACTCGCCATCACCCAAGAACCACAGGAACTCGTTGAGGTCAAAGAGAAGTATGAAATTCTCAGGAAGCACATCATTGACACGGATCACCAAAAGTTTCATATGTTACAAAGACCCGTTCTTCTCACGGGAATGAAATCAATGAATGGTGCGGTTGGTTATAATACTAATAAAGGACAGGAGATTGTCATATGCCTAGATGGTGAGGTAAATGAAATCTTCCATGTCCTCATCCACGAATTGGCTCACTGCACAGTTGAAGAGTATTCTCACTCGGATCAATATTGGGAAAACTACATAGAACTTCGGGACGTGTGTGTGGACCTCGGTATTTACGAGAAGATACCAGACAAGACAAAGTTCTGTGGTTCACATGTACAGGATAAATAATCTCCATACATATCAAATGAAAACACCAATGAATGTTTTGTTAGTTGCGATTGGGTACTGGGTCGCTATTTATGGTGTTACCCAGGTACCCAATGTGTTCAACAACTACTATCTAAACCTGGTGTGGTTGACTATAGTGATTCCCAATGTGTTCCATATGATGGTGGGGCGTGTTCCACAACTCGCGGTTGATCGTCAGTTCTTTTTCGCGACGAGTGTGATTGCTCTGGTTCTCACATACGTTTTTAACAAGTTGTTTAAGAAGACTAAAGAAGATCTGAAAAAATACGGGACTGACAAGGGCAAGACACTTAAAACGAATGCCTTGCTCATGGGGATGTTATCCATGGGAGCTTTAATTACCTATTATTCGGGTATTGATAAATCAATCTATTCTAATATGGGTTGGGAATCTACTCCTAATGTTTAGGGCTTGACGACATAGTCCTTCACAAAGTAAAAGACAATAGCCGCAACTACACCAGTAGACGCAAGACCAACCACACTCCTACTCCCCTGTTCGTTAAGGAACCTGGGAATAGAAGTCACCAACTTGTCTTGAACAGGCTTAGACACCGCGAGGGCAGCAGCGGCACCCGCGACGAGGGCGATCATTTGATCATCGGTGAGACCGAGGGGGTTCTTGCTCTCTGGCTTGGCCTGCTGTGCCTGAGGGGAAGCGTAAGCACCCTGAGGATTGGGGGCGGTCATCTGGGGCATCATACCCTGCATCTTGGGTTCATCCATCATCATTGGGGCATCCATCATAATATCGTTAATGGGAGTAGAATCCATCGTAGTCTCTTTACTTTGACTTACATTTTTTTCGGGGTGTGAAAACGCTTCACGGTTTGGTGGAGGAGGGGAAAAGTTTGTCGTTGGATTGTCATTTAATGGTACCATTCCATCGCCGTTGTCAGCGAGGTTGAGAGTATTTATATCACTAGACATCTGATATACTCATATGTTTTCTAGATGTGTGAGTAACGCAGCCTGTCACTTCGTCTTTGTAATCTTGAGATTTGTCTTTTTGGTAGCCTTCTTAGCATCATCCTCTTTCTGTTGAAGATACTTGGGATTGAACATCTTTTTATGAAGTTTCCAGAGGTCTGGACTTCCCACTCTAAAGTTTTTCCTTACAGTTGCTTTGTACCAGAAGACACAATCTTGAATCTTATTAGACTTAACCGTATTATCCAGGACCAGACATTCATAATTTTCTGTGCAGGCATCCATAACTTTACAAAACATATCGAAGGATGGAAAGATACCAAAGAATGATTTATATAACTTTTCCCTGTTCTGGATAATGTTTTCTCTCAAAATAAATACATAATCCACGTTGGCTCGTAGTGCTGGTGGGAGATCCATTACATACTGCATTGTCAGCATGAAGAAGATCTTCCAATGACGACCATTCATGAAACACTGTCGTATACACGTATCTTTCAAAAACTTGTTATCATACATGCAGTCATCCAGGAGCATAAACGCTCCACAATTTGATTTACCCCCACCCACCAACTTTCTCTGTCGGGCCATAACCCTCTCTATAGCGTCTCTGTCGTAATCACCATAAATAAAGAGATCTGGTATGAAATCTGAATAAAAATGGTTACCCTCCTCTGTTCCAGAGAGAACTATACCAGCTGGGAGATGTTTCTTATGGTACATGATATCCTTAACTAGGGTTGATTTACCTGTGTTACGCTTTCCTATGAATACACAAACCCGATCATCTGTTATCGTCTCGGGTTTGAATTTCTTCAACTGAAGGTTCATTCTACAGTAGTGTTTCGTTTTATTTAACAAAATTTTACTCACATACTGTAGGAATGTCGGGTCGCTTGAGACTTGCCGTCACTGGAGTACAAGACCAGTGGCTCACAGGAGATCCACAGTTTTCCTATTTTCTGATGAACTTTAGGAGACATACCAAGTTTGCTATTGATTATGTTGAAACACAATTTGATGGCACTGATTTAGATTTTGGAACGACTCTTCATTATAGGATGCCAAACGATAAAGGTGATGTTATAAGAAATATGACACTAAAAGTCACACTGGATGACCCCTCACCCGGAGGTGATGAATGGTCTCCTTCTATTATTTCACACCTGGTTGAGAGTGCTGAGCTCCTTATAGGTGGTCAGACCATACAAAAGATAACAGGGGAATTCATCTATATGCATCAGCAGCTCCATAATACCGACGATGACACCGATCAAACTGTTTACTTCTTAAATGGTCATGGTGGACTCTTGAGTTATACAGGTAACAACACCTACTTTATGGATCTCCCGTTTTACTTTTACCGCAATTCGAGTCTCGCTATACCAACTTGTGCACTCACGAAACAACTCGTTGAAGTTAAACTTAAATTGAGACCTCTCACGGAACTTATTGAGGGTGGTGCATCTGTGGGTGTCTCTGCCAATATCACAAAGTGTTCCATAGACACGGAGTTTGTATTTCTCACAGAGAGGGAACGTAAATATCTCATGACTAGACCAATTGATTATGTCATCACACAGGTGCAGATGTCTAGTTTTATCATGAAACCCGGTGAGAATACTAAATCTGTGATGCTCAACTTTTCCCATCCAGTGAGGGAACTTTTCTTCGTCTCCCAATCCGAAGAGGCGGTGAGAGACAATCATCCAAATAGGTACAACAAACTTTTGAATGTTAAACTAAAGTTCAACAATGAAATAGTCTTTGACAGAGGTCACAAGTTTCTCGTGTATGAACAAGCCCTAAAGCATCATATAAGCCCACCCGAATATGTAGCTGGTACAAACTATAAACAATCTGAGTTTGGTATGTATAGTTTCGCACTTAATCCAGAAGTGTATTACCCAACTGGACAAGTTAACATGAGTCGTATATTCCACAAACTTCTAACAATTCAGATTGATCCCATAAATGGAGTTGATAATAACAATACACGAGTGTATGCAGTCAATTACAACATACTTCGTATAAATGGTGGTTTAGCAGGTTTAAAATTTTAGATTGTTATAGTAGTAATGGCTGGCCGCGTACAGCTCTTGGCATCTGGAGCCCAAGACAGGTTCTTTACGGTGGATCCAGACTATACATACTTTTTGCAAAGTTTCAGAAAACATACAAACTTTGCAAGAGAATATGTGAACATAGACGCAGAGAATGCAGTTGATTTTGGAGGTAAAGCGAGATTTAGAATTGCTCAAAATACTGGAGATCTTTTAACAACCCTCAGTGTAAAGATGAAGTTACCCACTATATCTACAGTGATCTATGATGATCCTAGATTTATAGAGTCTATAGGTCATGCACTCATAGAGTACGCCGATCTCATCGTGGGTGGGAAGGTCATTCAAAGATTACCAAGTGATTACCTCCAAATATACTCTGAACACAACGTCACACAAACAAAACAGAGAGCCCTGAAGGAGTTGATTGGAAAGTATCCAGAACGCACAGTATCCACACGAGTATCTGACAAGGACATTCTCGGAGTGATTGGCACTGCAAATACAGAGGATGAATTCTTTGTGGATTTACCATTTTACTTTTATAACAATCCAGAATTGGCTATACCCCTGTGTGCCATAAAGAATCAAGAAGTTGAGGTTGAGATTAAACTTAGGGATCATGATCATCTCATAATTAAGGGTTCAACTGGAGAACTTCAACCTGTGACACCTGGAACGATTCACCTCAAAGATTTTACACTTTGTGCGGAGGTGATATTTCTTGATCCATGTGACAGAATAAAAATTGAAACTGAAAAGAAGAAAGACTATATCATCACACAGGTTCAACAAAATGTTTTTGATATTGGACAGGGTGTACAAACTGGTAATTTCAAATTAGATTTTATAAATCCTGTGAAAGAACTTTACTTTGTCATTCAGAGACAGGGTGATGTTGGTACAGCAGAGGGTGAATTTATAACACCCTTTGACTATGATAATACCCTGGAAGATACAGGTGGTAAGTATATTCTCTATGAAAATCTTGACTATCTCACACTTGATCTAGATGGTCAACCGATTATCACTCAAGAGACGGGCAACGTCATTTTCCTTAAAGCTGTCCAGGCCGCGATCCATCACTCCAAGACACAACTCATCAGGAGATTCTATTCCTATAGTTTTGCTTTAGAACCCGAGAAGTGGTATCCAACTGGACAGATCAATTTCAGTCTCGTGAAGGAGCAAATCCTCAACCTAAGTCTAACACCTTGTGTAGATTATTCAAGACAAGTTAAGGTCTACGCACTCAGTCACAACATTCTTCGTGTTAGTGAGGGAACTGCCAGAACTCTTTTTGACGTTAAATATTAAAATGAATATGCAAACTGGTTTCGGTGATATGGGTGACGGGATGATGGAGCGGTACATTTCTGATATGATTAATATCGTTCAACCCGTTATAGAGAAGAGTACCTTACTCGCAGCTGAATATTGCAAAGCTTGTGGAAGAGATGTAATTCTTTCAGAAGACATGGAATACGCGATGAAGTATTGTGCGATGAGGACAGTTGGTGAGGCAATTGGTTCTATCATACCAGAAATATACAATGAAGAGGTATCAGACGAGGATGAAGAGGAGGAGGAAGTTGAACCAGAGGACTGCCCGGAGTTTGTTAGGTACTCAGGTACTGACCCAGTTTTCATCTGGGTAAATGAGGCATTTGATACATGGGACACATGGATTCCCCAAAATCCGACAGAACAGATGTTAAAAAATGCTATTAATAGTAATGAGTACATCCGAGCCGGAGGGGTGGACGAGTTCTGAATATAAATCATTTCATGTGACAAATGATGATTCCGAATCTAGTGTTGATGGAGATTCAGATCACGAAGAGCAAATATTCGCCAAGTCATCAATTGTCAGGATACCTAAGTATAAAAAAATAGTAGAGAAGGAGGAACTATTACCTGAATAAAATTTTCTGTATATATGTTATACAAACTCACAATGGCTGACATGACCGCCCAAGCTCTCAAGACCGTTAACCTCGTTTCTCAGGAACTCGAGACCCAGTCCCTCAACTCCATTGTTGCGGGTTTCTCATTCGCGGCTGCCATGTCGTGGATGGACCTCGTCCGTTGGTTCATCCAGCAGGTGATCAAGGTGCCCAAGAACGGTGGTACCCAGTACACCCTCACCGCCGTCCTCACTACCCTCCTCTCCATCGCGGTGTACCTGGTCATCTCTAGTATCTCCACCCGTGTCTCCAAACCTGCCCAACCTGTCTACGCGGTTACCCGCTAATTTTTGGTTTTCGCTTCATGAGGCTCAGAAGAACTATACCGATAAATACAATAATGCCAATGGAAATATACTCTACTTTCCACTTATAAACATCTCCCCCGATTTCTGGGATGCTTATTGGTGGCGGCAACTCCTTTTCAACAACCTCTAGGGGAACCTTTGGGAGACCCTGTAATTTATCAGTAGAACATATGATTTCAAACTTCAAAATGTGGTCTTGATTCCTGAAATCGTAAGGAATCAAACGCCCGTGGCTCATGTAAAAGAACTCTATTTTGATATCCTTGACGTACTTCTGTGGTCCCCTGTAGAACTCGTGTGTGAATGGATCGTCAGTACCATAGAAGTTCATAACGTCTGTACCATTCAACAGAATGTGACCAGTATAAAACGGTGTCGTAGAATACACAGTCTTTGTAAATTCATCTGACCCTGATGTCATACGAAGAACGAGTGAGTTTGGTCCCTCAAGGTTTATAGCCCCGGAAACGATACTATCACTCTCTACTGGATTTTCGGAAGAAAACCCTATGACTTGATGTGGCGTTGTGAGAGCCACGTTACTCAAATAACCATTCGTACCATCAAAGAAATTGAATGTGAATGTGTTACTCGCAGTTACTTCTGTGTTTGAAAACGTTAGAGCCTGTGTATCTGTGTCAAATACAACCTGATCTATACATGTCGCTGGTGGTTGCATGAGAGTATCAAGATCTGAGGCAAGGGCTGTGCCATTCGTATAATTGGTTTCGTTTAGAGTAATCTCTATGAGATCGTTGGGTGCACCCGAATCATGAATGCTAAATGTTTTATTCGTAGCACACGTAATCAATTGAGGTGTTGGAATACGAGCGGAAATCAATTTGATTTGTGTGACATCATATATAGGTTCTTTGAGAGTCACGGTGTAACTATTAGCATACGTATATACGTTGGTATCCCTCTCACTACTATCTATGTCAAGGGTATGAACCTTCATTAAAATATAGGTACAATATTTTAATGATTGTTTTTATCTATAACTGAACATCTAACAAATACTTTGAGAGAGGGGGTTGTTCTGAAGCACTCTCGCCGCCAGACCCAAGTCTCTGGAATTGGGATTCTCGTTGCCCTTGTACGCGTTGAACTGGTGGAATGGCTTCTGTTGATAGTTTTGGGTCCAACCACCGTTTGGACCATTCACGCGACCATCAATACGAGAAGTATCGGTGCGAACGGCGGTGAGGGCACCACCCTGCTTGAGGGCACTCTCTCTAACATTCATCCTACCCTTGTTACCCATACGGTTAGCCTTACCACGACGATCCTCTGGACGGAAGCCATACTTCATCAATTCCTCGTTGTTCTTCGTAGTAATCTGAGCAGCCGCACTGGTCGCGTACGCACCACTGAAGTTAGTAATACCTGGAGCTGCATGACTGTAATGGGCAAACTGCTGGTCATTGCGGTCACTCTTAAATCGGGTAGGATCCTGTGACATGGTCTGAGCTGATACGAAACGCTTCGCACCGTTGAAACCCAAACCGTCTGCTCTGTGACCAGTCTCGGAACGGTTAGTTGTTCTCATCGTCTTCTGATGACTCGCTCTGGGTACCGCACCAGACATACCCTGTGCACGACCAGGCATCGCTGGGAGACGCGAAGGAAGATAAGCAGTGGTATCAGGTTTATTGTGTTGTAATTGACCAACGAGAGCCGAGCGACCACCGGTGGTATCCGCAGCTGGACCGGATCGCCCTGGAAGTGTAGTGAGCTTATACTCACCCACATTGATAGGGTTCACACGAAACATTTGTTGGAAACCACCACTCGCTGGGGTATCGGAACCAATACCGAGACCTGGACCGACCATTTGCTTCTCAATTGGGGAAAGGTTGTTCATACGACCTGAATCATACATACGATTTCTCATGTTCAGGATCTCTTGTCCACCACTCCTCTGTTGCAGGGAGATATCGGCGAAGCTTTCCATTTCTTTCTTTTGGGGGACTTCTACACGTGGTTCAAAATCACGTTCAGTAAATTCAGAAAAATCATTCTCATAAGTAATTTGGGGTTCTTGTGGTATCGTTTGCTGAACTGGCACTGGCTCTGGTACAGACTTGGAACTCAAAGATCTACCAGCAAAAATCAAACCAGCAATAGCTGCAAGTGAAATGGGATCCGCCATTCTTATTTTTTAGTAACATTTTTATTAGCGTATCTTTGGTGAAAGAGTCCGTTCTGGAGTTCCGCGCGAGTACTCATTGGCTCGTATCCGATAGAACGGAGGGGCACCTTACACTCCATATTGGAAAGTGGGAAGAGGTTACGCTCATAGGTTGGTACGATAACCTTGTTGAAACGAGTGGTGGATTGTGGACGAAGTTGGTCGCTCACATCGATGAATTGCGCTGGAGATCCCTTTCCGGCCATGTAGGGAGCAGTTCCATAAAGCATAGTATTTGGACGACAGCAGTAGTTAAGGGTACTGGGCTGAGGATAGACGAATATTTCCTCAGTAGCTTTCACAGATGGGAGAGCGCCCGCATTTTGAACTATTGCAAGACCAGGTTGTAATTGGTATGCCATATTTAGTATTACGTGAGAATATTTATATTTAAGATGGACCGATTCCATGTCCCCGGTGAGAAACTCGGCTATCACCGGCAGGGTCAAGACCCCCAAAAGCCTCTAACTGAACACCTCTGGCATCTGGGCTGCACATTTCTGGGTTGGTTCGGCAATTGCGTCCATTCTTGGATCCATAGCACCACTCCGCGAAAGCAGTCTGGTCGCCTGGGATATTAGACACCGGAGCAGTCACAAACTGACGAGCAGCCGCGGCGCGTTGCCTCTCTGGGAGAGCCGAACGAGATCTACCAGCGTCGTATGGAATGCGATCATCTAAATACGCCTTAACAAATGGCTTCACCGTTGGGTAATAACAGGCTTCTAAACGGTTTGGGGCATCGGTGTAGTCTGTCATGAGAACATTGCCCATGGGATTGTCTATGGTGGGCATTTGACACCCCCGACCATCACCACTCACGCTAAAACCATACCCCTCCTTCACCATCTTAGACTTATACATAACATAAAGGACACCTAAAATAGTGCTACCAAGGACAAAGATCCTTGGGTCACGACGAGTTAAATAAATGATACAGCATGCATAAATTACAAAACGAGAAGAAGCATTAATTCGGTCTTCTGGGGTTTGTTCATTATTTGGCCAGAATTGTAAAACATGGTCAGATCTAAAGAGTTGTTGAGGATCGTCAAACCACGCCTTCATTTAATATACCATTAGGTTTATTTTTTGTTCATACCACCAAGCATACTACCCATCATCTGCATGAGTGCATCCTGGTCAAGTTCACCACCATCGGTCTGCATCTTCTCCGCGACACCCTTCGCAATGCTCTCAATTTGGGAGAGTGTATCAGCTGGAATGGAATTAATCGTCGTACCGAGCATGTATAGAGTCTGAAGATACTGCCAGGTTGCAGCCTTCGTAGCCTCACTCATACGAGACCAGTAACTCTTGATGTTGAGGTCCTTTAGAAAGTCAATAGTCTCAATCTCCTCCAAAAGGAAGGACTCATCCTTACCAGAAATCTTATCCGCGTATGGACTCACACCCTTCATAAAACCATCCACAACGAGACGGGGGTTACCCTGTTTAATCACCTCAAAAGACGCAGTCATCTTCTTGATACCTTTTTCCTCTGGAAAAGTCTTGTGCAATTCCACAAGAAATTGGGAGAGCATGTCATTAAACGCACTGACAGAAGCCATTTCTTATATTAGACATGTAATCTTTAAGTTTAAAAAGGTTCATTAGAAATACTCTCACGTTGTCCAACACCGTTAGACACTATGAAGAATACGAGAATAGCATTTAGGGCAGCTGGTTTGGTATACTTGTTGAGCTCTAGTTTACCCTCGTTGTTCAGTTGAGCCTTGACATGAATGTAACCAGCGGTTATAACCGCAGCGACGAGTGCGGCGCTCATAGGATCTCTGAGATAGTCGGATAACTCCATTTAATTATACGCAGTTTTTTTTACACGGTGATCGGGTGCGTCACCGAAAAGAACACCATCATCCTCCACATCTTCGGCGGCCTGAGGTGGAGCAGATACTTCCGACATTGGCTCCATATATGACTCAGGCTCCATCGCAGGCTCTGGAGCCTGAACACCTGGGACAGTCTTGAATTCGTTCTCTAGACCGGTGGGTTGAACCTGTTCCTCCCCACCCATCATGGGTTCGTTTTCGGGGAGAGGTTCCGCCTCTGGCATCGCCTCTGGTACCTCCTCCGATCCATCAAAAACATCGGGGTCCTCAGTGTCTTGAACCTCACCGTCAAGGTCAATATCACGACTCTCTTGTGACATGTAGGTCTGAAGAATCTGTTGAACAGGGATGAGCTCCTTCACAGTGGACTCGATGCAAGTAGAAATACGCTGAGTGAGCTGTTCATCGCGGACATATTCACTCTGTTCATCGTGGAAGATGTAGGGATCCTTGTAGAGGTCCTTGGCAACATTGTTGTAGCAGGTCTGGATGAAAACCTCATTGGTTGGAAGTTTGAGACTGATTTTCTTATTGTCACTCTTGAGACGGACCGCTGATAGAATCTTAGTACAGGCAACGAAAACCGCAGCTAGGAGGTCGTTGAACCACGCACAACGATCCGCGATGTTGCTTGTGTGGTTAGCAGACATCTGGTTGGACCAATTGGGAACCTCTTTGAGAACTTTTTGAAACATAATTAGGGTTTTTCGTCCTTTAGAAAGCTTCGTCGCTTCGTCGTACATATCCTGAAATACTTCAATCATAACTGGACACATAATGAGGTAGAGTTGCCCTAAGTACTCACGCTTAGCCTCTACCAATACATTTAAGTTATCCATTTATCATTGAGTGTGTTTTTATTACTAGCCTTCCTACGCACTTCTCCTGTACTTATCCGCCATTTTCTTCAAGTTCATGAGGTCTGGGAAGTCCGGTTCTTCTGATTCAACATTCTTATCTTTAGTCTTTTTGGGTACCACCCATGACACATAGATGTCATATTCACTTACGAGTCTCACATCAAATCCACCCAACTTAAATTGTCGTGCCACGTACCGCGCTGCTGCCGATCTATCAAATGTGGGACAGCCGATAACAAATGTAGGTACTGTCAAAAATACCTGCTTGTGACCGAGTTCAACACATTGTTTTATTTTACGAGCAAACTGTTCATATATTCGTGTATATATGTCCTTCTTGATCTGTTTTTTCCTGTCGTCAATCCTTGCTACATCATTGATGCTGATCATTACAATTACTGCAATTTATTTTTAGCCATTTCTAACTCACCGAGGGTGGGTGTAGCCTTCTCCTTGACAAGATCGTATTTTACGAAATCCTTACCTGAAGCACCTTCCACGAAAGGGGCGATTTCAGAGGCTGATTCAACTTCAAGTGGTTGTGTGCGGAGAGAGGTCAACTTCACATTTCCATTCGTGACCTCAAAATAAGCCGCAACTGTAAAACCAAAGGAGAATCCACTGTTTTTAACAGTCATGAATACACATTCATAGATCTCCTTATCTTCACCAACATACTTTTGGACGTTGACAGTCTCGATAATGTATGTACAGAGACCAGTACGCTTAGCGATCTCCTTGTTGGTTTGGAGGACAAATTCTTGCATCATGTCATTGTCAATACTGACTTCCGCCTGGCGGTACCCAGAGAGGTTGGGTTTGGTATCGTCCAAACGGATACGACCAGTTGGTTTAGTGTGTCCTGAAAATCCAAATATTTCCGTGAATGGCTCACGGCGAACCGTGAGTAGCAGGACAATGGCAATAAGAACAATTGTCAAAGACCAGTTCATCATCTTTACTACTATGCGTTAATTTTTTTTTACAAAATACCCCTATACATATTAGATGTCTCTACTGATATATAGCCCCAGATGCAAACACTCTATGGAAGTTATTGACTACGTAAACAGACAACCACAGTTGAAGCAACTTGTTGGTTATCATAACATAAACACTCAGGGTATTCCACCTGCATACAAAAACAAAATCACACGAGTCCCCACCATGCTCACTAAGAATGGTAAGGTTCTCGTAGGCGGTGAAATAAAAAACTGGTTGGACTCCCTCCTCCCTAATAAGGAAATTGGTAACTGGGGCTTCGGTGGATCCTGTTCCATGACGACTCTCGATGATGATGAAAACGAGTCCGAGATGTTCACCCTGGATTCCTATGGTCAGTCTCTACAGCCAGCTATGACACGAGAACTCGAGGAAAAGATTAGTAAAGATGTCAGTAAAGGAGTTGCCTATTCAGACCAAACTAATTAAAGATAAACGCGGAATATTTAGTAATATGAAATTGGTAACAATTCAGGCATCTGCTATCAAATCAACATTTGAAGTACTCAAAGATATTCTAAATGATGTGAATATCTACTTTCGTCCACAGGGTATGTACATCGTCACACTGGATACAGCGAGGACATCTCTGATTGATATGTTCCTCGCTGCTGACAACTTTGAGGAATATCACTGTGATCAAGAAGAGATTATCGCTGGTATTAACATATCAAACACTTTCAAACTTCTAAAGACCATCACAAATAATGATGTTCTCACAATTGCAATCAACTCTAAAGAGTATATGGATATTGAGATCACGAGTGAATCAAAGAAAACGAGTACAAAGTTTCAACTCAAACTCCTGGATATCAACGAAAGTCGTATTGAAGTCCCAGATGTTACCATGACGAGTAACACCATCCTACCCTCTGCAGACTTTCAGAGACTCTGTAGAGATATGTCAAACATCGGTATTGAAATTGAAATTACCAGGATTGGTAAAGAACTTAGGCTCCGATGTGAAGGTGACTTTGCAAACCAGGAGACATGTATTGAATGCCCTGAAGATAGTCCAGAGATTAAGGGTCTCTATAGTCTGAAGTACCTGAATATCTTTACAAAGGCGACGAGTATGTGTGCGTCTGTGCAAATCATGCAGGAAGAGGGTAACAGATTCCTAATTCTAAAGTACAATGTA